ATGAAATGATGTTAAATTTACCAAAAGGAACTCAAATTTTGAATAATTCCCAAACGAGAAACACTCTTAGCGATAGAATAGGAAAGGTTAAAGAAAGAGTTAGTAAATCTAAAAATAATGGAGGAAATAATTTTGGTGGAGATACTATTAATATAGCGATAACGGTTGGTAATGGTTCTAATCCTAATGCAATAGCACAAGCCGTCGAAAGAGTTTTAAGAGACAGAGAAAACCGTAAAAGAAGGGTGGCATTTGGATAATGGCAAAAACGAGAGTATACAGAACTAAAAATGGTGACACTTGGGATTTAATTTCGTACAAAGTATATGGCACAGAAGGTTATTTCCACGATTTAATAAGGGCTAATCTGAATCTTATAGATATTGCTATATTCGATTCTAACATACCTATTATTATTCCAGATTTTGTAGATACTGGAGTTAATGAAGATACAGATAAGTTGCCACCGTGGAAAAGATAAAAAAGATAAAAGAGGTGATAAAGTATGGGATATGCGAGAAATATAAAGGTCTTAGTGTTTTTCAACAAAAAAGATATTTCAGAAGAAATAGCACATTCCATTTCTTCTGTCACTTATACTGACAATTCAAAAAATGCTATTGACGATTTAGAAATAGAATTAGAGAATTTGGATTATAGATGGTTAAAAGAATGGTATCCTGATGAAAATGCACAGCTTGTAGTTGGAATATTTGAAGATTTGGGCGAATCTGATGGAAAATTTTTGGAATTGGGGACATTTTATGTAGATGAACCAACTTTTGACAATGATAGAGTAACATTAAAATGTATTGCCTTGCCTTTGAATCAAAATATAAGAGACCAGAAAAATAGCAGAGCTTGGGAAAATGTAACACTTAAAGAATTAGTCACTCAAATAGCGAGTAAACATGAAATGAGTGCTGAAACACACTGTGAAGATGAATTTTATAAAAGATTGGATCAAGACAAAGAAACAGACTTGGAATTTATTAATCGGGTTGTAAAGGAAACAGGACTTAATATGAAATTATCTGACGATAAAATAATTATTTTTGATGATGAAAAGATGGAAGAAAATGAAACAATAGAAAAGTGGAATATACACGATTACAGGATAAGAAGTTTTTCTTTAAAGAAGAAAAATAAGGAAATATATGACAAAGTCGAAGTTAGTTATTATGATGCGGATAAGAAAAAGATAATCAGGGAGATAATTACAAAAGAAGAATTAGAAAAACGAAATAATGTAGAAACTGATTCATAAAAATTAAATAGCAAAAAAGAAGTGATGTGAATGGCAACAAACAAAAAAAACAGTAAAACTACTATTAAAAGTAGTAAAGAGAAATTGAAACAAAAGGCAGAATCTAAACCTAAAACAACCAAAAAAGAAAAGACAAAAAAGATAACGACTAAAGGTAAGAGTACTGCCAAAAGAGTAGCTAAAAAGACTTTAAAAGACAACTTAAAACAGGAGTGCCAAGTAACGTTGACCGTAGACGGTTCAACTGATTATGTCGCAGGTGGAATTATTGAACTCGATGAAAGTTGGGGCGAGTTTGAAGGAAAATATATCATTGATAAAGTTACTCACACTGTAAATGGAGATTACACTTGTGAAATGGAAATGATGAAAATAGGTGCTAGAGAAAAGGCTACCGAAAAAGCTAAACAGCAGACTAAGGAAGAGCAGAAGAAAAAGGAAGCTGAAAAAGCTAAAAAGAAAGGTTCTAAAAAGTCAAAAAGCAAGAAAAGTACAAAGAAAACAGGCAAAAAAGTGAGAGATAGGAAAAATAGTAAGAGCACTAAAAAATCTAGTAAAAAGAAATAGATTGATATAGGACAATGACAACTAAATATAATAACTGTGATAAGATGTTGACAAATTTCAAAAGGTGCAATATAATAGTCCCGTAGAGAACGGAAAGGAGGATATAAGGTAATGAACATAATCGAAAAAATTCATCTACTTGCCAGTATCTGTACAATTTTACAATTTGTATATATGATATACAAAGAGTATAAAGACAGAAACGACAAGAAGAAATAACCAACAACGAGGCTATGGTTGCCAAACCCTCTAGCCTTTTCTCTACACTTTAATTAAAAAAATAGAAAGAGGTAGCTATTATGTATGAAAAAATACAACTGGTATTATCAATAATGATAATAATTTTATTCTGCACTTTCTGGACTATAAAATTTATAAAATGGAAAAAAAGCAAAAAAAAATAAGCCCAACAACGAGGGCCTGAACATAATCGAATTTTATTTGATTATATTATAGCATATTTTGGGAAAAAGTCAATATAAAAATAGAAATCACAGTTATTAATTTAGCTGTGATTTTTTTGTTGCAAAATTTTGAAAGGCAGTGAAAATAAATGGATTTAATAAAACAGGGAGAAATAAACAGTATTGATGTAAAAAATGGAAAAGCAAGAGTTATTTTCCTTGATAGAGATAACAAAGTAAGTGACTGGCTTAATATATTAGTTCCTTTTTCCGACAGTCACAGTGATTCTTATAATCTAGCTGTAGGTCAAAGTGTATTGGTTTTATCACTTCCAGATATGCCTGAAGTTGGTTATATCCTTGGCTGTCCAATGAGAGCTAGTGAAATCAAGGAAGGTGAAGTAAAAAGAACTTTTTCAGATGGAGGGTTTTATAGCTATTCAAACGGAACTTTAACACTTAATCCTGTATCGGAAATTGTAATTAATGCAAATACTACTGTTAATGGGAATTTGACTGTTAGTGGAACTACTATCACAGGTGGAAGTATTAATCTCAATACCCATAAGCACGATGGTGTTACCGCTGGCGGAGATAAGACAGGAGGTCCTGAATAATGGTAGGAAGTTTTGGAGATGTTGTATTTGAAATATCTGATAAAAAAGTATTTTCAATTAACAACGAAATAAATAGAGCATACAAATCTAAAATATCCGAACATACAGCAATATTTGGACCAGGTATGATAAGGCATCAGGGAAGGGAATTAACAGAATTGAGTTTTGGTATTTCTTTGGTTGCTTCGTTAATACCTGACACAACTCCATCAGAACAGCTTGATAAAATAAAAACTATGTGGGAATTTGGAGAGTATGACTATTTAACATTAGGAGGACAGACATTTGGAGCTTTTCCGTTTTTGATAATAGATATAAGTGAAAAAAGTTCTTACTTTAATAAAGAAACTTCTAACTTTGATTTTATAAATTTGGAATTGACATTAAAAGAGTATATAGACAATCCGCAAAAATACAATCAAATAATAGAACAGTTAAAAATTCAAAAAAAGGAGCAAGAAAAACTTACAGAAGTGGAAGTTGCAAATGTAGAAACTGAACAGAAATCAAAATTACAGGAATTTGCAGAAAAAGTAGGGAACAAGGTTAATGATATAGCAGAGAAAGTGGACAAGGCTATTGAAATTGCTGAAAATAAGAAAAAAGAAATATTGGATCAGCTTGAAAAAATTAAAAAAGATGCAAAAATTGATGAGCTAATGGATTTAGTAAGAGCAGGAATGATTACAGCAGATAAAGCTAATGAAATGATAGACTATGCTAAAAATTTTTCTAAGACTGACAAAGAAATTTTGTTGAACTTTTTGAGAAATCAGACTGGAGGTAAATAATGATATATATTTCATCCAACCAAGAAATTAATTACAATCCTCAAAATACATTGGAGGAAGTAAAAACAAATGTTGGAATGATTTTAAGAGTGTGTAAGGAAGAGCAGCCACTTAATCGTGATTTCAGTTTTGACAGCGATTTAATAGATAAAAATATTAATATCGTAGAAAATAGATTGACTTCACATTTGCTTAAAGTGTTTAGAAAGTATGAACCTAGAGCATCATTGAAACAAGCTAGAATCATTATGAAAGATACATATAATAATGATTTTGACATTGAATTAGGAATTGAGGTGGTAAACATTGAGTGAAATATCAAATGAAGAATATGAAATTATAGATGCGGATTCGTGGGAACTTAAAAGAGATATGATTGACAAGTTCCAGGAGCTTAGCGGAAGGCAATTAACTGAATCAAGTCCAGAAACGCTTATCTTTGAAACAGTAGCGTATCTCTTTGGATTAAGGGAAGAAAAATACAACGATGAAATGAAACAGAATTATTTAAGATTTGCAAGAAATGAGCGGCTAGATTTGAAAGGAGAGTTTTACGGAAATAGAGGTAAAAGACTCATAGAACAACCAGCCGTGGCGACATTTAGATTTTATATTACTGATATTCAAGCGACAGACATAATAATTCCAAAAGGGTCAAGGATTCAATACAATGAGTTATATTTTTCAACAGACGAACAATATAAAATAGAAAAAGGAGATTTGTATGTAGACGGAATTGCAACTTGCAACACATCAGGAACTGTTGGAAATAATATTCCAGTCGGACAAATTAATACAATGGTCGACATTTTCCCGCATTATGACAAGGTTGAGAATATTACAGCATCAAATAATGGAGCTGAAATAGAGCAAGACGACAATTATAGAGCCAGAATTAGAGAAATCCCTGAAAGTTTCACAACGGCTGGAAGTAAAGGAGCTTATGAATTTTGGGCTAAGTCAACAAGTACAAATATTGTTGATGTTGTAGCGTATAGTCCGAGCGCAACAAATGTGGATATTTATGTTTTAACTGATTCTTTAACGCTAACAAATGAGCTAAAAAAGAGAATTGAAGAAATGCTGAATACTGATAATATAAGACCTCTAACGGATAATGTAACAGTAAAACAGGCAATAAAAACATCATACACAATTGATTTTGACTACTACATTGATAAATCTAACGAGACGCTTGTGAATGTTATTAAAAATAATGTTGAGAAAGCTGTAAAAGAATACAAGACTTGGCAGCAAAATAAAATGGGGAGAGATATTAATCCAGATGAGCTTATAAAATTGCTAAAACTAGCTGGAGTGAAAAGAGTTGTGTTAAGAAGTCCCGCTTTTAAAGTTTTAGATTTTAATGAGATAGCAGAGAACACAAGTGTTACAACTAATTACCTAGGAGTTGAAAATATATGATAACTATTGATAATTTGAATTTAACGGATATAGCGGCTAAGTCAACTTTGAATGATGAAACGACACTTTGGATTTATGAATCTATAAATTTTGCTATCAAAAAAAAGCATGATGCGATTAAAAGAAAATTTTTTTTGGAATTATCAGAACTGAATGATGTGGAACTAGACTTTTTAATGTGGGAATATCATGTTGATTACATCGATTCAAATATAACAAGAGAGACAAAAATAAAACTGATAAAAAGGTCTGTTTTTTCGCATTTTAATAAAGGTACTGTTGGTGGGATTAAAGAAATCTGTGAAATATTATTTAGCGGAAATGTTAAAATAATAGAATGGTTCAAGTATGGAGGAAATCCTGGATATTTTAAAGTAAATACAGATGGGAATTTATCAGATTATGAAGGCTACAAGAAAATAATCGAAGTTGTAGAACAGTATAAAAATATTCGTTCGTGGCTTGAGGGAATAAGGCTTTTGAGAAAAGAAGAAAGAAAAAATTATTACGGCTTCATTGAAAAAAATAAAAAGAAATATTATTTAGGTTCGACTGACATTAATATTCCAAACGAGATTATAACGGCAAATTTTGGAACAGTTCACAGAACAAGAGTATTAAGAGAAATAAGATAGGAGGTAAATTATGGCAAAATTTAACGGATTTATTTTAACAGAAAAAGGAAGAGAATTATTAGCAAAAGGATTAGCAGGAGAAATAATAACATTTACTAAAATGGCGATAGGAGATGGAACATCGTTAACTTCTGAAAGAGAAAGGACAACATTAGTCAATCAAATTACAACATTGCCAATCTTGAATATAAATGTAAAAAGAAATGGAACTTGTGAAATTAACGCTTTATTGACTAATAAATCAGTAACAACAGGGTTTTATATCAAAGAGTTAGGAATATTTGCACACGGAAATGATAACGTTGAAATACTTTATGCTTACAATATTTCAACTAGTCCAGATTTTGTGCCACCTTTCTCGGCTAATAATGTCGTAGAAATTGAATATGTAGATACGATTATTGTGGATCAAGTGGCAAACGTGACGGCTGTTATTGATCCGAGCATCACGTATATTACTAAAAAATATGCGGACGAAAATTATTTAGTTAGTTCGAGATTAGCTGAAATATTAGGATTAGAATTTGGCGGAAACATACAGGACATCGGCAATAAAACGAAAGGTAAATTTTATTATGACAGTGTAACAAAATTTTACTACGAGTGCATAGAAGACAACAGTCTGACATACAACGATTCAGGGAAATTTAGGGCTATTTCTAATAAACCACTTTCAGACAAAGTGGAAAATTT